CTTCAGAGGTGGACAACTACAAGGCCGGTGGATACGAGCCAGCCTAATTTATCGGGGAGGTTCCCGGATTCCTGTGCCGGTTCTTACTTCCCCACCTAATTTTGAGGATACCGCTATGCCGTTGAAAAAAGGTTACAGCCAGAAATCAATATCATCGAACATCAAGGCTGAGATGAAGTCTGGAAAACCACAAAAGCAAGCGGTAGCCATTGCGCTGTCAGTTGCTAAGACCGCCAAAAAGAAGGCGAAGAAATGAAACGCTATTGCTCACGCATTGCGGTCAAGCCAACTACGCTTACTGAAGACACGGCGTATCAGTCTTGGTACAACTCAGACGTTTTGTCTGTTCGCCTGATTCGGATGCACTTACAACTTGACTCAGCCGATGCCGGTGGCGGCGCAAACTCCATTTACGGATGGCAGAGGATCAAGGGACAACCGACAGGCGGCGATACCATCGTTGCGACTCGTTATGACAATAACGAAGAACCTAGCAAGATGGTTATCAATCGCGCCAATGGTGGATTGACGATGACCGGCGTGACTCGGGAAACCTATTTCCTTGAGCGGTCCATTGTCAGCAAGACCACGGGGTCAGCGTCCACGATTGACTTTGACCATTTGGAAGGATTTATCCTGCTTCCGGGTGAAGGGATCTGCATTTTTGCAGACAACACGGTGATCTCAGGATCTGGCGTCTTTGGCATGATTGAGTGGGTGGAAGAATGACACTAATCGTTGAAGATGGCACTGGAAAGGACAACGCAGAAAGCTATATCAGCGTAGCGGATGCGGATACCTACCATAGCAACAGAGGCAACACCGATTGGGCGGCACTCACAACCGGCGAGAAGGAGCGATTGCTACGTATTGCCACTGACTACATGGTGGCGGTTTATCGCCTCCGCTGGGACGGTTACAGGTACGTCAACACTCAGGCGCTAGACTGGCCTCGCATCTATGTTCCCATCAGGGACATTTGTTCCGTCAATGCTTACCCTGAGTATGTTGATTTTGATGTGGTTCCTAATCAGGTCAAGAATGCCTGTGCGGATCTTGCGCTGAAAGCCAACTCTGAAACCCTTCTGGAAGATCAGAGCCAGCAGACGATCCGCGAAAAGGTAGGCCCGATTGAAGTGGAATATGACAAGTTCAGCCCACAATTCAAACGATATTTGCAGATCGAGAACAGTTTGAGCATTTATTTTGCGTCTAGCGCCAATCAAGTGAAGCTGATGCGGACATGACAGCCCTCGACACCAAGGCCAGAGCGACAGCGGTCAAGCTGATAAACAAGTACGGCAAATCCGTATCGCATACGCTTGTCACCGAAGGAACCTATGATCCGATCACAGGTGACATTTCTGGTGGGTCAACGACTGTGGGTGTGCCCAAGGCCGTCCTTGAGGACTACCCCGGTGAGGCATACGCCTCTGGGCTTGTTCAGATCAACGACAAGAAACTAATGATCGCCGCTTCGGGCAACACTGAGCCCAAGCCTAATGATCGATTCACGGTTGGCTCAGATGTATACACCGTCATTGCGGTCGAAATTATCTGGTCAGGTGAACAGGCCGCGCTCTACGTCTCACAGGTGCGTAAATGAGCATGAAGGACATCACCGATAAGCTGAACGGCGCTATTGATAAGGATATCCGTGGCAGAACGATAGAGTTGTTTAAGGCTATCATTCTCACCACTCCGGTAGGCAACCCAGATTTATGGAAAATAAACCATCAGTCTGCCGCGTATAACCGGGCCGTTTCAGATGAAAATTATCGCTTGCGCCAAGACCCAAGCAATCTAACCAAAGCAGGACGGTTGAAAAAAGGGCGTAAAGTCAACGATAGCATGGACATCAAGAAACCTGATGGGTATGTTGGTGGACGCGCAAGAGGAAATTGGCAATGCTCTATCGGCGTCCCAATACCGAATGAAATTGACCGCATTGACGCTACTGGCGCGGGGCCTATCGCAGATGTTTTGGCTACTGTTAAGGCGGGGGAAATCAACTATCTCTCCAATAATGTGCCATACATACGGCGACTGGAATACGAAGGTCATTCAAGCCAAGCACCCGAGGGCATGGTACGGATTGCCCTTGAGCGTTTTGGACTGGGTGAAAGTACATGAGCATCGTTAACATCCGAGCGGCTCTCGAAACACGGCTGAATGCCATGTCACCGGCCCTTGCTACGGCATGGGAAGGAGTGCCGTATACTCCTGTGACAGGAACGCCGTATCAGCAAGTCAACTTGCTGTTGGCGGGTACAGAGAACCCCACGTTGGGTGATGCCATGTATCGCGTCACGGGGTTCTTACAAGTTTTGTTGTGCTATCCACCGGGAACAGGCCCGAAGGCGGCGGCAACGAGGGCTGAATTGGTTAGAGACCAGTTTCGGCGTGGATTGGGTCTATCGTCAGGCGGTACTGATGTTCTGATTGATCGCACCCCAACGATTGCACCGGCAATCATTGATGGAGATCGTTACCGTGTTCCGGTCACGATCTACTTTTCGGCAGACATTTTTCCTTCGTAAGAGGTAGACACAAATGGCAAATATCGCACAAGGCGTAAGCAAGATTCTTGCTTACAAAAAGCAGTCCGGGCTCGGCTCCCCTGCATCTGGATCTGGTGGTCAACAGCTTCGCCGTACCAGTTCAACGATCAACCTGACCAAGGAAGCGTACCAGTCAGCGGAAATCCGTCCTGACCAGCAGATCGCTGACTACCGTCATGGCCCGAAGCAAGTCACGGGTTCAATCGCTGGTGAAGTTTCACCGGGAACCTACAAGGATCTGATGGCATCCGTTCTGCGTCAGGACTTTACTGCTGTTTCTTCCATGACTTCAGCGGCTATTACCCTGGTAGCTTCTACTGGCGTCATCACGTTCCAGACCGGCAACCCGCTGACCTCTGGCATCAAGATCGGCATGGTGGTTCGTCTTTCTGGCGGTACGCTCGTCGCGGCCAACACCGGCAAGAACCTTCTTGTAACCGGCGTGACCTCAAGCACTTTGACCGTAAGCCCTCTGAATGGCGTGGCTCTGGCAAATGAATCCACCTCAGTCACTGGCGTTACCGTTGCGGTCCCTGGCAAGGTGTCCTACGTTCCTGAGTCTTCTCAGACGCATGATTACTACACCGTCGAACATTGGTTCAGCGACATTTCACAGTCGGAAGTATTCTCTGACGTTTGCATCACCAACGCCGCTGTTTCTGTACCGGCTACGGGTCTTGCAACCGTCAACTTCCCGTTGGTCGGTCTTGGTATGTCAACCGGCGCATCACAAATCCTGACCTCTCCGTCATCTATTAGCACTTCTGGCGCTGTGGCTGGCGCAAACGGGCTTCTGTTCGTTGGTGGATCTGCGGTTGCGGTTGTTACCGCCATTGACTTTGATGTCAACGGCAATACGGTGGCGGCTGATGCAGTGGTTGGTTCTAACAACCGCCCTGATGTATTCCAGGGCACTGTTGGTGTAACCGGCAACATGACGGTCTACTTCACCGATGCAACCTTCCGCGACTACTTCATTGACGAAACGGAAGTCGCAGTCAATGTTGTGATGACTACTTCCAGTGACAAGGCCGCTGATTTTGTCAGCTTCCAGATGAGCCGAGTCAAGGTTGGTGGTGCAGACGTTGGTGACGGCCAGAATGGTCTGACCCGCACCTTCCCGTTCGTTGCTCTCAAGAACACCGCTGGCGGTGCTTCTGCGGCGAACTACGCATCAACCATCATGGTGCAAGACTCTGCGGCATAAAGTCGCAAGTAAGCGAGAGGGGGCCTCACACGCCCCCGCTCACCTTTTGTTAAAACAGGAACCGAACATGACTAAAAACACAGGAATTTCGCTGGATGACCTTAACCTGGTTGCCGCGAGCGAGAACTCATTTGAGTTTGAATACTTTCGCCCTGATGGACGGCCTACAGGCGTCTACATCAGCGTTTTGGGGTCACAGGCCCCCAAGGTACAGGAATGGATCAGAAAGACGCTGAATCGCCGCCGTACACAGGAAGCCATTGCGGCCAAGCGTGGCAAGGAAGTTGAGCGACTGATCGAAGATGACGAACAGTTTGGCATCGAAGCGGCGGCTGTCCGTGTTTGCGGATGGCGTGGTATTGCAGAAGCCTACAGCCCAGAAGCGGCACTCATTCTCTGCACCAACAACTCAGAAATCAGGGAACAGATTTTTGAGGCGTCAAACAACTTGGGAAACTTTACCAAGAACTGATTCGTGACTTGGTAGAATTCGGACGAAGGGAGTTTGAGTTAGACGCTCCCCAGGATGATGGCAGTCGGCTCAGAGATCATGCTACAAGCATTCTCAAAGCCACCGGCCAGATGCCAGAGGAATACCAGTCACTCAAACCCCCGGAAGCCGTGATTCATTGCTGGCAATGGTTCCTTGAACTCAATCGAACTCGCGCTAGTAACGGTTTTGGGCAAAACCCTATATGCTATAGCGAAATCGTATCTTGGTCCCAACTGACAGGAGTTGCCCCAGATCCGCTAGAGGTACAGGCTATTATGGCGCTTGATGCGACCTATATGTCTGTGCAAGCGGAAGAAATCAGAAAACGGAGCCAGAAAAAATGAGTGGCGAAACTTACTCAATTTACGTCAA